ATTTCAATTATCTAATTATGTAAGACCAAAATTAGACGAAAACAAATCTAAAAACTGGGTATTAAACGGTAGGAACAATTCATTTTATCAATATGTAATTGATAGGTTTAACGGTTCGCCCACTAATGCTGCTATTATATCATCTTATATTGATTTAATTTACGGGCAAGGTTTAAATTGTAGAAATAAAAATCTTTCGCAATGGATTAACTTTGTTACTATTTTAAATAAAAAAGAATTACGTAAAATAATTTCAGACTTTGAATTGTTTGGGGAAGCATCTTTTCAAGTTGTGAAAGCTAAAAATGGAAAAGATTTAGGAGCGATTTATCACGTACCTAAACAACAAATAGTACCTTCTTTAGAAAATGAAGATGGCGAAATTTTGACTTATTGGCATTCAAAAGATTGGACAAATACATCTAAATATCCTCCTACTGAATATCCTGCTTTTGGAACTTCAAACGAATCAATTGAAATATATTGCATTAAACCATATAAAGCAGGTAAAAATTATTTTAGCGACCCTGATTATTTGAGCGCATTACCTTATGCAGAAATGGAAGAGGAGTTGGCAAACTTTTATATTAACTCTATTAAAAAAGGCTTAAGCGCTGGTTATATTATAAACGTTCCTGACGGGGGAACAATGACACCAGAAGAAAAAGATAGACTTGAAGCACAAATAAAAGCAAAATTAACGGGTTCACCAAATGCAATGTCTTTCGTCATTTCATTTAATGGTAGAGATGCAGAAATAACTATTGTGCCATTTCCAGTAAATGATGCTCAACATAAGCAATGGGAATATTTGACAGGCGAAAGCAGACAACAAATAATGACGGGTCATAAAGTTGTTAGTCCTAAATTGTTCGGTATAATGTCAGAGGGTGGTTTAGGTAATAATGCGAATGAGTTAGATGAAGCAGAAGGTCAATTGATGAAAAGAGTAATTGCTCCAAAACAATCATTTATAATTGAAGCTTTAGAAGAAGTGTTGTCTTTTTACAATATCGGATTAGATTTATATTTCATTCCTTTATCTGAAAAATCAGTACAATTAAGTTCAGACGAAAAAAAAAAGAATGATTTAGACTTGTTCATTGAAGCTGGTGAGGTTGAAGATTTAAGCGATTATGATTTAATAGACGTTGAAAAGTATGACGAAAATTCAGTACCTTTAAATTTAGCAAGTGTGCCTAGTAACTTACCACTTGCCCCAAGTGAAATTGACAATGATACTTTTAAAGTTCGTTTTGAATATGCAGGAAGTTTGAATCCACAAAGAGAATTTTGTAAAAAAATGATAACCGCTGGACGGGTTTTTAGACAAGAGGATATTGAAGCAGCTAGTAAAAAAGCAGTTAATCCGGGTTGGGGTCCAGAAGGAGCAAACACATACGACATATTAAAATATAAAGGAGGTGGAGATTGTCATCATTTCTGGCAAAGAAAAGTATATTTAAAAAAATCAAATAAATATATTACAATTGCACAAGCACAAAAATATATTAAAGGATTGAAAGATTTAGGTATTAAAACAGAAATTCCAACAAGCACCGAACCATTAAGCACGGTTAAACCAACGAATATGCCTAACAACGGATTTTTAAAGAAAAGATAACATGGCAGAATTACTATTCATAACACCACAAGAAATGACCAGTTCCACTATACTTAGTGGTAATACTGACACGGATAAATTTTTGTTTTGCATCTTAAATACGCAATTGACAACTATTGAACCATTATTAGGTTCTGAGTTATACGATAAAATAAAAGCAGACAAAGAAGCGAATATGTTAGCTGGCTTATATTTAGAACTATACAATGATTTTATAAAGCCAATTACTAAAAATGAGGCTTTGGCTCAGTATATTGAAATCGCTTCTTATATGGTAGATAATGGGGGTATTTATAAGCATACAGGCGAAAATTTAGAGGTTGTAGATAAACAAGAAGTGCAGTTTTTAGCTGGTAAATATAAGGCACTTGCTCAAATGTATGTTTTAAGATTTAACAAATGGATATGCAAAAACCCATTGACAGAATATAAAACATACCAAGATGATGTAGATGCAATTAAAGGAATGAATCTGAATGTAGGATGGAAATTGTAAACGGTTATAATCGAAAGTGTAGAAGTAATATTGCTGGGGTAAAAGCAGTTTGGTTGTTAAAATGGCAAAAATACAACCGTTCACAAATTATAACTAACGGAAATATCTTAGTTGATTTTCCTGATACGTTCATACATCGTTTTGATAGCTTAACAACACCTACTGCAAGTGAAACCATACAAGAAAATGACGGTGGTAAGTTTTATGAGCAAACTATATCAATGTCTTTTAAAGCTACTACAAGCCGAGAATTTGACCAATTAATTAAAAGCGATTATAGATTAGTATTTCAAGATAATAATGGCTTATATCGCATTTTTGGTTTATATAATGGAATGCAATGCAACGCAATTGATTTTAGAACGGGCGGTGGTAAAAATGAATTAAATGGATATGCTTTTACGTTAACCGCTCAAGAAGAAAAAGAAAGTTTTTTTATAGAAGATTTAGCAGCGATTGGATTAAGTGAAGAAGACTTTTTCTTATTATTTCAAAATGATGATTTTATGGTTACTCAAAATAATGACAAATTAATTTACCGATAAAATGGCAAATAGAAAGATTACAGATTTACCCGAACTATTAACACCTGCTAATGATGATTGGCTATATATTGTTGACAAATCAGATTTAACAGAGAGTGCAGAAGGTACTTCTAAAAAGATAAAGAAAAACACTATTATAGGTTTAGGAACAGGTGAATTAAAATTCATAGACTATCCTAAAATAACGGTTGCTAATACTCAAAATTTTTCTTTACCTTCAGGGGGTATAGCTAAATACGTGTTTAATAATAAAACGCAATATTTTAAAGAAACCGCAAACAATGCCTACCAAGTAGATACGTTTACACAATCAGGGGATATAGTAACCTTGAAAAAAAACACAATAGTAGGTAACTATATATGCATATTTTATCAATAATAAAATAATAAAACAAAATGGGCGAAGAACAAGAATTTGATTACGGGATTAAGAATAACGCAGCTCAAACCGTAACTTCTGCAACTTACTTAACTACAACTGAAACTGATGGCATTCAAGGTAAAATAACTCCTGCTAATTTGCCAGTATCGACTGCTACATCTAATGCTTTAGCTACTAAAGAAAACATAGCCAACAAATCAGACAGCTATACGGTTAGTTCATCGACTACCTATGCAAGTACTAAGGCGTTAGTAGATGGTTTGGCTATTAAGGAAAATAAACAATCTTATATTGTTTATGCGGATGATTATGCTAATTTAACTTTAGCTATAAATGCAACTCCACAAGGTGGGACTTTATTATTAGGAAATCATACGTATACTGGAAATATGTCAATTTCAAGAGATAATATAAGTATAGAAGGTACATCAATGCCTTCTTTTCACCCATCTACAGATTCTTTATTAGGTGGTTCTATTATAAACGGAACTTTTATAATAGATGGAAGCAATGTATCATTAAGAAATTTAGGAATAGATTGCGGAACAGCGCAATGTGTAGCTTTGAATGGGGGCGCTCCAATGGAGGGGTTAGTATTACACGATATATCAGCAGTAGCTCTAAATGTTAATAATAGAGTTGAAAATGTAATTTCTATTGTTAAACCAAGCACAACAATGCACGCAGTATTATTAGAAGGGTTAACTAATTCTTATTTCAATAATGTACACGGCAAAGGTGGTGCATTTGGAGTTGTGATGAAAGTTTCAGATTCTAATGCTTCTAATATTTTCGGCTACGAGACTACAACTACAAATGTTTATATAAAATCAGATTCTTATGCTCCTTGTCTGAGGTCTAATTTTAATAATATTTATAGTATTTCTAATGTAATATTTTCAACGCAGCCAGTAGCGATACACGCATCTACATTTAATTTATTTGATGTAAACGTAAATAATGTTAATATTTATGGAGGTACACGACAATTTAGATTAATAGCTAGCCCATCCGCAACACCTACATATGTGATGACTAATGTCAATGTAAGTAATGTTATTATGGAGAATGGTACGGACGTTGGACTTGACACATACGGGGTTATTCATAATTCTGCATTTTCCAATGTATTGGTTAGAAATACCATTTCTGGACAAGGTGTATTTTCTGACGCAAGCAGCAGAGGTATTAATTTTAACAACATAAGATTTGATGATAATTCTGGAAATAATTTAGATACTGCTATTGATTTCAGAGGTGGTTGTATTGTTAATAATGTGGTGTCAATAAAGAATACTGACCAAACTAATCTTGGAGGAATTAATTTTAATGGAAATGTTGGAGGATTTAAAATTGGTGAATATATCGGTAATTTAAAAGTTAACACAGTTTCTGTTAATAGAAATAAAATTACGGGACAAGGAACTGCAAATTATTTGTCTAAATATAATACTGCTGGAGAAATTAAAAATAGTTTGTTTTATGAAGATGGATTAAATTCTTCCTTTAACACAAGTTCTCCGTATAGTTTAGGTGCGGGTTGGTCTTTGTTTAGTGCAAATAATTCAACAGGAAGTGGATTTGTTACACAGGTTAATAATGTATCAGCTTTAAGAATTACATCAAGTGCAACCACAACAAATATTGCTGAATTAAGAAATTTACCTATATTAATTACTACTAATGCTACGGAAAGATTTAGAGTTCACGCAAGTGGTGGAGTTTCAATAGGAAATACAGTTGACCCTTCTGTTAACAATTTAAGTATAACAGGTACAACTTTGTCATCACAATACAGATTAAGTGCTTTGAATACCGCTCCAGCTACTGCTACATCTACAGGTACATTAGGAGAGATTAGAGTAACAGCAACACATATATATGTATGTACCGCTACAAATACATGGGTAAGAACAGCTTTAGCAACTTGGTAATAATTAATTAATTAATTAACAAATAAAACAACAACAAATGAGTAAATTTTTAAGCCTTAATTGGCAAGACTTAGGAAAAGGATTAGTAATGGCGGTTTTAACACCAGCCTTTACAATTATTTATCAATCAATTGAAGCAGGTTCATTTACCTTTGATTGGAAAGCTATTGGAGTAGCATCTATCGCTGGTGGATTTGCCTACCTATTTAAAAACTTTTTTTCAAAACCAACTGAATAATTTGTATTTTTGATAAATAATTAATAAAATGAACATGCCCTTACTCGAAGAAAAAGTTGACCGCCTTGAAAACCATTTTCAAGTTTATAAATCTGATTTAACAGACGTAAAAGAAGTCACTCGTGACATTAGAAATTTGTTAACAGGAACGGAACTTACGGGTAAAAAAGGTGTTGTTCATTTGTTAGAAACTTTAGAGAAAAAGGTAGACCAATTAGAATCGAAACAATTAATAATCGATGAGAACATGGCTAACGTTAAGTTTGTGGCAAAGGGTGTTATCACCGCTACCATAGGTTTTTTTGTTTGGCTATTCTCCAATAAATAATTATATGAAAGAAGCAATTGAAATTTTATGTCAAGTAGCC